CCGTAGCAGTTACACCAAAGAACTTGGCTGCTGCACGATTAGAATTAAGCTCACAAGACTTGCTATAATACTGCCATTGTTTATCAGTAGCGTACTGGGCTAATCTGTCATCTATTTCTGCCATATATATCCTTATGTTTTTGTTTATTATATACATATTTAGAATAGTATGTAGATATAATTAACCCTACCACAATACCTAGTATAAAAGCCTCTTTGTAACACAAGATGTAGTCTAACGTGTACATTTTCGCCTTCTTTTAATGTAATTAATTAATGCTCTACTTTTACTGCTAAACGATTTAAAGCGCCTCATGCGACCATCAAAGTTAGGTTTACCAGTAGGCAGTTTATAAGGTCGGTATATCAGCATACTCTTCTTTCATTGCCTCAATTCCTCGCATAAGCAAAACTTCAAAGCCTAGCTGCATCAAGTACATCTTACCTTCTTCGTCTATGTCCAGCTCCGCAATACCGCTACCATCTGGATGGTCTTTTATATCGCCTATCAATTCTATTTTCATATCTGTATCCTATGGTTTACAATCTGTCAGTTATGTTGCCGATAAGTAACAGGTTTTAGTTCAAAACTAAACTAAAAGTGTAGACTTACGCAAATAATTAAACGCTAGTGCCAATGTAAGTAGCAGACGAGTCTTTAAATTTTACATTTACAGCGCAGTCTTGTCCTTTAGTTCCATTGATTAGTTTATATAATCCAAATCCCATAGAAACAATACAGATAAGTAGCAATGTTGCTACAACTACGGTGGCTCTATCTACACTTGAATCTTTCTTGCAGTCGCAGTTACGACCTTGGTTACAATTATTATTGCACGGCATTATATCCTCCATAATATTCAATGAGTACGTTAAGTGCTTTGACTACCTTCTTGTCGTGTTTAATGTCTTCTTCATTAGTAGCTTGCCATTCAATGATATTCTGTTTACAGGTCTTTAAATGCGACAACACCATCGTGTCAAGCATATCAGCAATGATGTTATTATCATCAATCTCAATTGCTATTTTCATAGTGTTCCCCATCGTTACCGTTTTGACCAACAATGTCTACACGGTCTTCATCCCAGTTAAGCTGGCAACCAGTCCAAGCACATTCTTTCGTAGTGCTTAAAGTCTTGCCACACACATTGCAAATTGGGTCTTTCTTTTTAAAGATACGGTCAAAGCCTTCGTCAAACTTTTGCTTTTGTTCTTTGCTGCCAATCTTACTTACTAGGCTATCGCCTGTGACACTATTACTTCCCATAGGTAGACTCCTAAAAAATAATCCCCATATATTTGTATGTCCGTGGGGATGCGGACTTAATTAAAAGGTATGTCTGACTCTAAACCTTCCATTGGGTCAACTACTTTAGCAGGTTTAGCTGCACCACCTTCAGATTTTCCACCTAGCAAAGTTACGTCACCAACACGGCACTCTAGGCTTGATTTCTCTGTGCCATCCTTTGCTTTGTATGGGCGCAAGCTAATCTCGCCTGTAATGCCTATTTGTGTGCCTTTTAGAAGCATTGGCGCAAGTATTTCTGCACGTTTACCCCAAAGATTACAGTTTAACCATGTGGTCGTGGCTTTATCACCATAACCGGCAGTTAATGATAGTGAAAAGTTGCAGATTGCATCTTGGTTTGCTGTGTAACTTAATTTTGCGTCTTGTCCTAAGCGACCTGTTGCTGCTAATAAATTCATTTTAGTTCCTTTAGTTGATGTTGGTATGTAAATCTTGCAATTCTTTAATTGTTCTTGCTCGTTGCATTATCATAGCTTGAGCCATTTCATATGCTGAACAAGCTATTAAATCTCTATAGTCATCTGCTGCACTAGCTTCAAAAACATCAGAAGTTTTGTCTGGGTTATCCGCACTCAAATACCATGTCTTCCATTCTTTGTAAGCTAACGGATAAGCTACTAAAGCACACTTATCTAAAAATTCAATTGTTTCTTTTTTCATTATTTAATCCTATTAAGTCGTTTAAGTTTTGCTGCTATTCTTCTTTCTTTGCGATTTCCATTTAATAATTCTTGCAACATATTTAAGGTTGCTAATCCATCTTTTTTAGCGTGTAATACAGCAAGATTATAAGTAGTTGATAAGTGAGTCCGCATCATCTAATCCTCGGCATTGGTTTTGAAAGTAAATATTTGTGACCCATTTCTTTTTTAGCTTGCGCTATTTTAGCATCACGGTCTGCCACCTCTTTTTGGCTGGGTGGTGTTAAGCCATATAGTGACTTGATAATCATCATTTGCTTCCACTAGAATACTTTTTGTATGACGAACGAGTCTTGCTATCTAACAAGCCCCACATCACAGACTTCTGCTCATTATCAAGCGCATCCCATGTTACTTTAGCCTCAGCATAATTGCCATCAGCTACAAATGCTGTAAAGCCTTCAGCCAAGCTGTGTAGGATGTCCATTTCTTCATTGTTATACTCTGGTGACTTGAGTTCTGGGATTACTGGCTTTTTTGCTGTGTTGTCTGAACCTGTAACAGCATCAAGCGCATCATGCTCCACGATTTCCATTGCCGTTACCCACAAGTACCTACGTTGATAGGTTTCTACTGCACCTACGTTTTGCACCTCATGGCAGCCCTTTAACGCTGCGCTACCCATAGGGCTGGTGATAACTATCTGTGTGTTGTCATCAACGTCTGTGATAGTCAATGTTGCTAGGTCGGCAGTAAAGCTAACCACACCACACAAGCCAAAGTTGCTAAATATGTTGTTAATTGTTGGCAAAAAGTCACCAAGCTCAAAGTATTTATAGCCAGCAAACTTGTTGTGACCAGACTTGCTTAGTTTAGTGTTTTGTAACTCTAGTCGTGCATTGTTTAATTTTTTGTAAACTGACATATCATTCTCCTTAAATTTCAATCTCTGTGTCTTCTGGTAAGCCTTTAAAGTCTAAGAAAGCCTCAAGTGCATCACCTTGCTCAAGTATGTTAATAAGTTGCTCACCATTGCCTATGCTGTAATGCTCATACAAAAACTCTGTAAACTGTGCTTGCAGGTCAGCAATATGCTGTTTGTATTCTACTTCACCAATAACTGACATCTTATGCTCCTAACAATAAGTAAAAGAAAGCTAACAATAACATTGCACCAACAAAGCAAATAGATTCTATAACTGGTGTAAGGTCTGTCTTAGGTTTGTGGTTTTTGTAATCAAGCATTTTTTTCAGCCTCGCTTTGAATAGCAGACATACATACGTTAGCAAACGACTTGGCAAACACAACAAAATCTTGTGCGCTTTGCTCACGGTCTACTTTTCTACCTGCGTTTAAGGAATTGTCGTAAGCAATAACCATTGCTTTGAGAGTCTGAGCAATAGCTTCTTGGTCAGCGTAGTCTAATACGATTGAAAATACATCGTTTGCTGATGATTGAAATGTTTCTGTGATGTGGTCATAAATACGCTCTTCTGTATTGTCATTATGATTGCCACGGTCTTGCCAGTCTGGGTCAAGTGTACAAGCTGGGTACCAATCTGCGTTATAGTCCATTTTATTTCTCCTCACCGTTTCTATTAAGTTAATCGCATAATTTGCTGCGATGTGTAATAATGGCATACAATAATTAGCAATGCAAGCATTATTTATACATTTAGTGAAAATAATTATGAAAATATCAGAACACCAAGAACAATGCTTATTGATAGATTGGTATCGTATGCAATACAAACAATACAAGTATCACTTATTTTCAATTCCTAATGGCGAATATAGGCATATTGCTACTGCCGTTAAACTTAAACGGTCTGGAGTGCTTGCTGGAGTCAGCGATTTATTCTTAATGATTCCAAAAAATGGTTATCACGGTATGTGGATAGAGATGAAGGCTAAGACCGGCAGCGTATCTGATAAGCAAAAAGAGTTTATGGCAGCAGCTAGTTCAATGAACTACCTAGCTGTTGTTTGCTACGGATTTGATGAAGCTAAAAAAGAGATTACAAAATACTTGCAAGATAAGAAAGATTAGTTTAGAGTATTGTTAGTGGTATCAATAATGGCTTGGTCAAGAAGTCGTTATTATTGATGCCTCTGGTATCAGGGTTGTTATTTAGGTGCTTGACCCACCTAGGTGACAGCCCTTTTTTTTGGAGCAAAATTATGAATTTAGTAAATCATCAAGTTGAAGTTGAGGGTTATATATCAGATACAGGCAACCTATGTTTAGCATTTAATAAAGACGATTTAGTTGATATTGATTCTAAAGATGTATTAATTATTAATCATTCCTGTGCAGAAAACTTTGTATTAGGATTATATAAATTGTTAAAGGAACTTCAAAATGGCTGAACGTAGAATGTTTGCAAAAACTATTATTGATAGTGATGCTTTTTTGGATATGCCTTTATCATCACAGGCATTATATTTCCATTTATCAATGAGAGCTGATGACGATGGATTCTTAAATAACGCAAAGAAAATACAGCGCACAATTGGTAGTGCTGATGATGACCTAAAGATTCTTTTTGCTAAGAATTTCATTATTCCTTTTGAGTCTGGTGTATGTGTAATCAAACATTGGATGATTCACAACATGATACAAAAAGATAGGTATAAACCTACAATGTATGGTGAAGAAAAAGAGAAATTGTCTATTAAAAACAATAAGTCATATACAATGTTAACAGACTGTATACATGATGTTACCACTTTGGAAACACAGGTTAGGTTAGGTAAGTCTAGTTTAGTTGAGAATAGTAAATCTCTTGACCAGCAAGAGGCTGATATGTATTTTGAAGACTTCTGGTACAAGTACCCAAAGAAAGTAGGTAAAGAGGCTGCACGTAAAGCATGGAATAAAGCAAACCCTGACATAATAAAAGTAATTGATGCTATTAACTGGCAACGAGATACTAAACAATGGCAAGCAGAAGATGGTAAATACATTCCTAACCCTGCTACTTACTTAAACCAAGGTCGCTGGCAAGATGAAGCACCTGTACAAGAATCACCATTCTAGGAGTTGCCATGATTGAAACTGACAAAAAAGCATTTAAAGACATGGTAAACGCAGTCTTTACTATTTACGGCAAGCCATTACCAGAGAAAGAGATGCTGCGTATCTGGTGGCATAAGCTAGAACGATATGATTTTAGCGCAGTAGGTCGTGCATTTGATAAGTGGACAGACACACCAAACAAGCTACCACAACCTGCTGACATAGTTCAGATGTGCAAACCAAGGGAAGCTGAATATCATGCGCTGCCAGCTCCAGTTAGTGTTGCTGATAACAAAGCAAATGTTGAAAAGCTAAACAAGTTTATTGCAAAAGAAATCAAACCAAAAGATGATTTTCATGGATGGGCTAAACGGATATTAAAGACTCCGCAAAACTTTCCAGAGATGTCAGTAGATGCTGCACGTAAATTGCTAGGTGTAAATTATGATACGCAATCGTGAACACATGAGAAGCATTGTTAATTTTGACAACATGACATTTGGAAAAATAACTCCAATGGATTTAGATGCGTTTATGGAGTTTAACAATAAGCTGTACATATTTATTGAAACAAAATACTTAGATGCACAAATGCCATTTGGTCAGCAGCTTGCTTTAGAACGATTATGTGATATGTGTTACGAAACAGGTAAGCAGTCATTTGTATTTTTAACATCACACGTAGACCATGACGAGATTGACCTAGGCAACTCGCTTGTATCTAAATACAGATGGAAAAAACAATGGCACGAACCAAATTCACGAATAACATTGCACGATGCTGTACTTAAACTAAAAGAGAAATACGCATGAAGTGGCTTGAACAAGATAAATACCACATTAGCTCAGGCGCATGGACTATAGCTAAATACTTTTCACCTAACGGCATCAAGTATGGTCTTAGTCATCGCAATAAAAACTTAGGCTACTACGACACATTGGAAGCAGCCAAACGAAATGCTAAAGATTAGTTGCATATTTTATACAGCGTGATATATAATAATTCTATCAACGACAGAAAGGGTTATTAATGACACACACAGAGTTAAAAGAACTACGCAGTAAAACAGGTTTATCACAGAAAGAGTTTGGCACTAAGTTGTTTAAGACTAGGGATAGCATTGCTAAGTACGAGTCTGGCAAGTTTACAATTCCTGCTTACATGGACATTTTAGTAAAGGCTGTGTTTAGTGACTGAGATAAGCTGCAATGAATGGATTAAGCGTATGAAAGCTGCCGGATTCACAGGTAAGTTTCGTGCAACTGATGGTGTAAGAGTATTTACTGGTGAAATTAAGTCAGAAAAAATTGAAACTGTGAAAGTGGCTACATCTCAAGAGTCACGCAGAAAGATAAAGGATTTATTTAAAGATGGAAATTAAATCATTTAATATTAGCAGCAGTAACTTGCCTTACTTGTTTGAAAAGATTAAGGCACTAGATTTATCGCTTGGCTACGTATGTAACGTAACAGTCAAATCACACACACGTAACCTAGAGCAGAACGCACGATTGTGGAAATTGTACGGTGCAATTGGCGAGTATATTGGTGAGTCACCAGATAAGGTGCATGAACTGATGGGCTGGAAGTTATTACGCAGCCAGTCTGTAGTCAATGGCGAAACAATTGAAGTCATTAAGAGTACGACTAAACTGTCCACGGCAGAGATGGCTGATTACCAACGGCATATAGAACTTTGGTCTGGAAGCATCGGCTTTGTATTTAACGAGGTTGAATAATGAAAAATCCTAACTTTAGGCAATCATACGGATGGGTTGTACCAACACAACCACCATTATGGGCTGATGTATCTAATAATTTAATTACAGAAAATCAAGACTTAGATTATTTTTCATTAATTCCAGAAGGTGTACATCGTAGTTGTCCTGAAATAAAAGATTACGCAAAATATACGGTAGAGCAATTTAAGTTTGAAGATGACTTTAAGGAATATTATGGCATCTAAAATCACACAGTCAGCTAAAGGCGAGAACTGCACGGTCAGAATTATTGGCTACTGCAATGGCAATTCGGAAACAACCGTTTTAGCGCATTTAAATGGCATTAGGTATGGACACGGTACTGGTCAGAAAGTAAACGACCTACACGGTGCGTATTGCTGCTCTGGATGCCACGATGCTATAGATGGCAGAGTAAGAACTAACCATACTAAAGATGAATTAAAGTTATCGCACCTAGAGGGTGTTATTGAAACGCAACTAAGATTAATTGAGAAAGGTTTAATATGATTGTCTTTCGTAAGAAAGTAGATGCATGGGTAGTAACAGCTAGGGATTCAGAGTGTCAGATTATCCACATTGGTAATTATCAGACACAAGAAGAAGCCAAGGCAGCAGAGCAAGCATATAGAGATAAAAGAATAGCAGAGTCATACGCACAACAAGAAGCAAAGCTAGACAGGTTGGCAAAAGAGATGGTTGCTAGATATAACGTCTACCTAGAATTTTGCGTACTGCCTAAAACTTTAACAGACATGAAGCAGCAATTAGATGCTGATAAGAATACTGCGTCTAACACAATTAAGAGCTTAATGGCTAGAGGCTTTATGAAAAGCATTGTTGTTACCGACACCGGCACACGTAAGTACTACAGCTTTGTCACTACTAAGCTAATGAGCTACGAGGATGCATTAGAGTATGTGTCACCTAAGAAATACAAAACTAAAGTTAGCGAAAATACACCAACGATAGAAGGTGCTAGGGTAATTAATTTTGATGACAGGAAATTAAGTAGCTTATATATGAATCAACGTGCAATAGATAGGGCTAATATGAAATCACCTAAAAACCACGTAAGCGGTTCAACAATGTCAGCGAGTGATTGGTAATGAGCGTACTAGACATCCAACACGGTGGCAATCACTACAAGGGCTTTGCAATACAGCCAGCAGAGTTTTGCTATTACAATAACATTCCGTACCTAGAGGCTACTGCAATCAAGTACCTTTGTCGGCATAGGAATAAGAACGGTCTGGAGGACTTAAAGAAGGCGATGCATTTTATTGAGATGCTAATAGAGTTTGAATACTCTCAAGAACCCAGCCATGAAGACATTATGAAGAATGTAACTCCATAACTGGGTATATACAATCTATATACTATTTGTTCATTACGTACATAGTTACTTCAAAGCCAAAACGCATTTCAGTAGCTGCTGGTGATGTCCACATGATTAGATTCCTTTGTTTTATGTACACGTCATTGTGTATATGTACGAATTATGCTCTTTTTTAGACACGTTACCATAGTTAAAACCATTAAAAGTGATATATTGACCACGATTGATTAGTATGGTAAAGTCACGTAACGATTTATAGTAGTGCGAGTCTGCATTACTCTTTTATTCCAGCGACTGTACATCGCTAGAAAGCAATCACAGCCCCTCTGACGAGATAGGGTGGACTCCGAGGTAGTCCAGTTGCGAGAACCTCCTACTTTTTAAGGGAATAACTATGGCAAGAGGTTTGTTAGACACAAAAACTACTATTGGCACAGCCAAAGAGATTGCTGACAACACCAAGAATGCCATTGATAACTATTCTCTAGGAGCTATGAACCCAAGTTTGCCTAATACCGAGTACTGGGCAAAGATGGCTAAGATGTTCCGAATCACACCAGCAGAAGCCAAACGTCAACGATGCGGTAACTGCAATTACTATAATAATACCCCCGAAATGTTTGAGGCTATGGAAGCCATCCCACTAAACAAGTACGACCTGTATGATGGTCAAGTTCAGAGAGGATGGTGTCATAAGCTAGATTTAATTTGTCATAATAGTAGACTATGTAGTGTTTGGGAACGTAAAGACTTTGAAACCGAAGATTAATTATGCGATTAGATTATGAACGACCATTGGGCAATAATACTGTTAGCTGTAATCGCTAATATAACGCTTATCATAGGGGCTATACATCATTGGTAGAATATGGCTGGACTACTAGACAACAATATATTTAGCAATATGTCTGCTTGGGAAAAGGCTAAGACATTAGTTTCAGGTCACGGTGGTGCGCTATTGAACTCAATTATGCATCCTCAAGAGGCTTGGGCGCATGATGGTTATCCAGACGAATTAAGTCAATCACTAGTAAGTAAAAATCCAGAAGTTGGTTTCAAACGATATGATAGGACACCATTAGATGTGGCAATTAATTACGGTGGTGGTTATCAGTATGCAACTTCACCTAATGTATCGTATGATGAAGCTGAAAATAGAGCGAAAGCATATCAACTTAGAAGTTATCTATACGATGGAATGCTAGGCAATAAAGACCGCCAAGTAGATGCAGTACGAGATTACGAAGAAAACCTAGCCGGCATTAAGCAAGCTATAGCGGATAAGAAAGTAAACTCAGTAATGAACGAAGACAAGATTCGCCAGATGTCAGCCAAGTACGGCAAACAGAAAGCAACAGTAAGACCGCAATACTAATTTTAACAACAGGGTGACCAACCTATAAGGAGTCACAACATCATGGCAGAAATTACAGAAACAAACCCCAAAGGTGCAGGTGCGCCACTAGGTCATACGAACGCTAGTAAAAACAATAGGATATGGGGAGATTTAATTAGAAAACTCGCAGTCCAAGAAGATTACAGGCGATTACATACTATTGCTAATGCTTTGTACGAAAAAGCAGCCGATGGCGATATGAATGCTATCAAAGAGATAGGCGATAGATTAGATGGTAAGGCAATGCAAGAGAACAAAGTAACTGGTGATGCTGATGCACCATTGGTGATACAAGTGGTAACGGGTATAGATGACAACTACTAACCCGATTGATTTAGGCTACAAGCCTCGGTTACCACAAAAAGAGATACATAAAGCAGTAAGAGAGAATCGTTTTGTTGTGGTAGTAGCACATCGTAGGATGGGTAAAACTGTTTCTGCTATTGTGCAATTGATTCATTCTGCTTTACAGAACAAAGATAAAAACCCACGGTACGCTTATATAGCACCGACTTATTCACAGGCTAAAAGGGTCGCATGGGATTACCTAGTAGAATATACTCGCTCACTTGGTGGTACTGCAAACATCGCAGAGCTACGAGTGGACTTCATGGGCAGA